CTAGGCTGCCTGCCCCATGTTCTGCCCCACACTTGCGGATGCGGTCTGTTGGATGATCCAGCCGTCCAGCTCTGTCGAAAGCCAGAGCGATCGGGAGCAGACCTTGTGGGGCTTGGGGAATTTCCCGGCCTGCATCTGCCGGTAGATGGTCGCCGGGCTAAGCCCGACCTTTGCGCGCACGTCCTTGATGGGCAGGAGCCGCAGCTCGGTCTCGGTGTCAGGCATCGGGTGTCTCCTTCAGCAGGTACTTCGTGTCGATGTTCCAGCCGGCCTCGCGCGCGCCGAGCAGGCGCAGCTCAGCCGCGTCGAATTCGTCCAGGCGCAGGAATGCGATCGCGGCATCGATATGGCCAGGCGCCAGCACGCGCCCGCGCGACAGGCGGTCGTAGACGTTCTGCACGCAGCACTGCCACGGCTCGGCCAGATCCTGGATGCGCTTGCCCTCCTCGAGGAGGTGGCGCTTCAGCACCTGGCGAACGGTGGCCTTGCCGACCGGCACGCGGATGGGCCGGCCGCCAACGGCAAGCCCGTTGCTTCGCGCCTGGCGGGGCAGGGTGCGGGAGCCGTCAGCCATTGCCGCCGCGCTCCTGCTGGTAGGCATCCCACGCGCGCTGCACGCGCTGGAAATCAGCTGCATCGCCGCCGGCACGGTCAGGGTGATGTTGCGATCGCAGGCGCCGGTAGCTGCCTTCGGGGTCGGCGGGATCCAGCACGTCGCGCCAAGACAGCGCCACCGGCGCGGGCAGGGCTGCGAAGCCGGTGAATGCCCGCTCCATCATGTCGGAACTGCCCCAGCGCTCGATGCCACGAATAGCACCGATCGTCAGGGTGATGGCGCGCAGATTGGCCTCGCGCTTGGCGAACTTGTCGCAGGCCAGAACCATCTCGACACCCTTGCGGGTGAAGTAGACGGCGATGCCCTCGTCGTCGTTGCGTGGCTGCTGGCTGTAGGGCATGCCGTCCTGGCGCAGCTTGAGGTTGCTGCTGACGATGATGTTGCGCGCGCCGAGCCTGCCAAGCTCGTCCACAAGGTCACGGAATGCGCGGTCGGTGGTCTGCGCCTTGAACGGACTGTGCGCACGGAGGTGGCCAGGCGTGCGAGGCCAGCCTGCCGGCCAGGTCAGCGGATAGCGCTGGTCGGGGCGCTCAGCCATTGCCCACCTCCGGCTTGGCCTGCTGCGCAGCAATCGCGGCATCTATGGCCGCGTCGGCGTCATCGCCGTTTGCGAACTCGCCGGCGCGCTCAGAGCTTGGGATTGCGATGCGCGGCGTACCCCATGGCCCGCCCTCGACAGGCTGCGCCCGCAGGTAGAGGTAGCGCATGGCGTCGATGTTGACGCACGCCGCTGCCGGCTGGGGGTGGGTGGCATGTCCAGGCAGCGGCGTGTCGAAGTGCAGCGCGTTCTTCGCTTCCTGTTTGCGGCGGATCTTCGCCATCACCTCCGGCTGCGTGATCCTCTCCAGCTCGCGTGCACCCTCGGCATGCATGTCCAGGCCGGCCACCCAGCAGTAGCCCGCCAGGGTGACCATGACGCCGCCGACTTCCTGCGCCGGCTCACCGACGGGGCGGCCGTACACGTAATCCACCAGCGTCGCCACGCGCGCCGGTTCGTAGCCATTCGACTGCAGCAGCTCCAGCACCTCTTCAAGCTGGCGGTCCCCGCGTTCGGTCATGTTGCTGTAGAGCGACGGCAGGAAGCATTCGCCCATCCACTTCGATACGCCAGCCTGGAACGTCTCCGCCGGCACAGCAGCAGGCTGGGACAGAGCAGCATCCGCCTGCGCCATTTTCCAGAACGGCTCCAGCCAATGACCTGCCGGCGGCGGAGTGTGGTTCTGCGCGCCAACCATCATGGTGCCGGTGATGCAGTCGGCAACGCGGGAGCGGATACCTACCGGATCAGCATCGAGGGAGTAGGTCGCATCAACCGGCACAGCAGCAGGCGCGCTTATCGGCGCAGCGGCAGCATGTTCGGTGCGTCGCTTCCCCTCCTCGATCCAGCCAAGCACCTCATCACGCTGGACGTAACCTGTGGTCTGCCCGCCGATTGGCTCGTAGCGCACATGCATTCCGCTCACAACTCCGCGCAGCCAATCCCATGACACAGCAGCAGGCGCGGGCGGGGTGGTGTAGCGGTGAATCGAATGGTGGGTCAGGCACGCGGCCAATATGCGTAGCGCAGCGCGGTCAGCCGATGGGAACAGCTCTACAACCTGGTCTATCGCTGAGGCGACAGATAGCTCTCCATCCACCATATCGCTGGAGATTCGAGCCGGCTCCACCCCCACCGGCTGGCGGGCGGCGAGGGCAGCGCGGGCGTAGTCCTGCATCTGCTCGACGGTGTAGGTGGGGTACTGGAAAACGTCAAAATTTTTGTCGTAGTAGCTGCCCCAATCATTTGATTCAGGCAGCGGCGGCAGCGCATCCCCAGCGCTCCCCGCGCCGGTCCCCAACTGTTCGGAATCTCCGAATGGTTCGTTCATGCCGGCGGCCGCGCCGCGCGGCTGCAACTGTCCGGAATTGCCGGATTGTTCGTTCATGGCTCAGCCCTCCACCTTCGACAGGCGCAGCGCCTGCTCGAGCACCAGGAACAGGCGGCGCATCTCGGCCGACTGCAGCGCGAAGCGCGCATCCAGCTCCGCACGCGCACCGTCGCCCTCGACGTCGTCGAGCTGGTCCAGCGCGCCGTCCAGGAACTTGAGCTTCCGGATCACCAGGTCATCGCCCAGAACGAACGACAGATTGTCGTCCAGCACCAGGGCCAGCTTGGTCACCTGTTTGCCGGCTTCGAGGTGCTTCTCGATCTCGTCGCCGCGAAGCTCCTGGTGCTGGCACTTCACGATGGCGCCGCCCTCGATCGGGTCGCGCAGCTCAGCCTCCTCGCCGATGCTCAGCGATTCCGGCAGCGGCTCGCCGGCGATCCATCCGGTGAGCACGGCGCGGGGCGCCACCTCGGCATTGAGGGGCAAGGCGGGGAAGCTGCCGAGCATGCCGCGGATCTCCGACACGACGCTTTCGCCGACCTTGCGGCTGGAGGTGTTGACGATGGCCAGGCCGTTCGCCAGGTCGAGGATCACGTCGGTGCGCGAGTTGCGGACGAAGGCCTTCGGGAGCAGCTCGTGGATGATGTCGTCCTTCAGGCGCTTGCGCGCCTTGCCGCCAGGCCGGCGGCCCTCCTGCTTCTCGATCTCGGCGCACTTCTGCTCGAGCGCTTCATTAATGACGGCGCCGGGCAGCATCTTGTCCTGGCCGCCGACGGCCAGCCAGAGGAAGTCGCCCAGCCGGTGGCTGAGCTGCTCGGTCTCCTCGCGGCCGAACGGGGAGATGAAGCCGCGGGAGGCCATCTCCAGCGGGCCGACCGGCTTGAGCGCGCACTGGGGCAGCAGCTCCTCGACGGCGGACAGGTCGAGGGAGGTGGGGAAGCGGAACATGGTGAGGTTGCGAAAGAACATGGTTGGTCCTTGAAGAGCGAATTAGGGGAGGCGACGGAAGGAGATGGCCCACACCCAGGGGTTGGCGTCCCAATCGCCGCCGGTGCTTTCCCACAGAGCTTTGAAGGCAATGCGTTCGTCACCAGCGTTGAGGTCGCGGATTGGCGTGCTTTGCTCGCCGGCCCACTCCATGGCGCCCTCAGCCAGTGCATCTGCCTCGCTGATCGCCTGCAGGCGCTCGACGCGCACCTCGGTGATTTCCAGCACCAGGCGGCAGGCTTTGCGCGGCATGTGGATGCTGGGAGTCCAGCGCACCGAATCAGCCGGCGGCACATTCTCGAAATGGGACGGCACGCATGCCGGGTAGTCGGCGCGGTAGAAAGTCGGGCCTGGATCCAGCGGGACCGGCTGAGCCCACGTCTCCCGTACCCACAGCCGGTCGCCGGGCTGGCCGAAAGGGCATGCCACTCGATGCGCATCAATGAGCGCAGCGCGCACTTCTCCGGCAGCCCAGACAGCTTTACCCTCGTCCGCGCGATGAGTGCTGTAGGTGGTGAAACCCGCGAAGTTGTGGCCAGCAGGAGGCTGCGGCTTCACCACACGACGCGTCTGCGACTTCGCGCCGGACAGGATGGCGCGCACCATGGCGCCGTTGAACAGGATGGGGCGCTCACGCATGGTTGTGCTCCTTGTCGATCGCCGCGAAGCGCTGCGGCATCTGGGTGAGGTCTGGGCGCTGGCCGTTGCGCCAGGCGGTCTGGAAGTTGCGGCCGAACTGCTCGCGCAGCTGGTCGATCTCGCGGGCTTCGGGTGAGAGCTGGGCGCGTCGGAGCTGGCAGGCGCATTCGTAGCGCTGCAGGCGCGCGGCCTCGGTGATCTGGCGCGGCATGCCGGCGAGGTCGTGCTGCAGGATGGCGTCGAGGCCGCGGCCGAGAAGGGCGATGGTCACGCCGCGCGCTCCTGCTGGGCCCAGGTGTGTGCGCGCTGGATGCTGTCGCCGATCCAGTGGATCACCGGCACGGCGAAGCTGTTGCCCAGCATCTTGTAGCGCGGGCCATCGGCCATCGGCTTGCCTGCGGCGTTTGGCACCAGCGTCCAGTCGTCCTCAGCACCCTGCAGGCGCTCGCACTCGCGCGGGGTGAGCCGGCGAACAGCTGGGCCCTGGGCGACAGCCACTTGCCCGCCGGCGTTCGCATGGCTGTTGGCATGCCCCATGGCGCGCAGAGTTGGCGCAACATCGTCTGAAACGCTGCGCGCTGGGTCGCTATCTTTGCAGCCGAATGCCGTGACCGGGATCAGCGGCGTGCCGCGCCCAGTTCCATCTTCGCTGGCGTCGAAGCCTTCGGCCCGAAGTGTGTGCGCTACCTCTTGCACCAGAAACGTTTCGGTGAGGAAGTCGAGACGTGAGCCACCTGGATGCGCGTGCAGGGCTGTGGATACGTCGGTCGCCTTGCAGTTGGACCCACCGCCGAATGCTTGGGCAACGACCAACATTCCTGACTCGGCGTCCTGCTGAGTTGCACTTCCCGCCGCCTTGCCGTTCGCCTGCAGCGTTCCAGCGATCAGCGGGACATCGTCCGTGCTGTAGCCGCCACGCTGCCGCGCGCCGCCCGCAAGGCTTCCGGCAACGCTTTGCCGCGCTTCCCGGCTCGGCGCAGAATCCCCGCGCAGGCTGTCGCGCTCAAGAAGTACCGGGGGTCGACCGGCCCAGTCTCCAGTATCGAGGACAGCGAACACGCGACGGCGCCGCTGCGCCACTCCGAACCACTGCGCATCAAGCACGGACCACTCGACGAGGCCGTTGTCGCCCAGCGCCACGCCTTCGTCGTTCCAGCCGTCGGCGGGGACAGCGAGCTCGGATCCTGCCAGCGCGCCAACCACGACAGCAAAGTCTCGGCCTTTGTTGCTGCTGAAGGCGCCTGGGACGTTCTCCCAGACGAGCCAACGGGCGCCGCAAAGATGTCGAGTTGCATTGAAAATCCTGAGTTGATGGTGGAACAGGCCGGACCGGGCGCCGCCCAAGCCCGCACGCTTGCCAGCCACAGAAAGGTCCTGGCATGGGCTGCCGCCAATCACGACATCCAGCCAGCCCAGGGCCCGGACATCTTCAGCAGTCGCTTGCGACACATCGCCAAGATTCGGCAGCGTCCCCGACGTCCCATAGACCGGCAGGTGCGACACCAACTTGATTGCATTGGCGCGCGCGGCGCGCTGATCCTCACTCAGGCCGTCGGCCATCGGATCCGGCATGTACTTCGGCCGGCTGGCATTCAACCGGCTGGCAAGCAGACAGCAGGCAGCCGGATCGATCTCGGCAACACCCTTGCAGCGCCAGCCAAGCGGCGACCACGCGAGGTGAGCGGCCTCCATTCCGGAGAACAACGACAGATAGGTCAGTGCGCTCACTTCGTGATCAACCTGGTGGTGTAGGGGACGATCGTTTCGGCGCGGCGCGCGACGGCGCGCTCCTGGCTCGCGGTTCCTTGCCAGATGCGCCACGGGTGCGCGCCGGGCTTCTTGGCGCGTGCCAGCGCCGCGCGCTGTTCGGGTGTCTGCTTGGTGCTCATGCGTGCGCGCGCTGTGCGTAGGGCGCCAGCGGCGGCGCGATGGGCGGCAGGTTCCGGGGCAGGTCTTCGACGGACGGCACCGGCGCGACGGCATCGGCAATCGCTTCGTACCAGCACTTCAGCTCGCGCCAGCTTTCTTCCGGCAGGTCGATGAAGGCGCCGCGCACGTAGATGTAGTGGCCTTTGGCGACGTCAGGCTCGGGCGCGACGAAGTCGATGCCGTGGCTGCGGCCGATGACGATCGACACGGACGGCACGCCGCGCACGAGCGACTGCAGCAGCCAGCTGTTGCTGTTGGCGTCCCAGCGCAGGTCCACGTCGTAGTGGAAGCCCTTCACCGTGTGGCGGTAGGACTGGCGGCTCATGCAGCACCCCCGATCATGATTCGCTCGTAATCGCTACGCGTCGCGGACTTGACGATTTGTACCTCTCGCTCAAGCCAACTCAGATACCTGTGCTTCCCATCGTCGAAAGCTGCATCCAGATTTTTCTGGTCGCTCGCCACGTAGTAGCTGTGCAGGCGATCAAAGGTGTGCAGGAGAACGCCACGAGGAACTGTCAAGAGATCCTTGACGGTTGCCGGATTGATTTCCGTACTCATGCAGCACCGCCGGCGGCGCGCAGCGCCTCGTCGAACTGGTCGAGCGCCACGCGGATCGGGTGGCGGACGTGCACGGTGTCGGGGCTGCCGACGTTGGCGATCGCGATGGCGTGCTCAAGGTTGGCGGAGAGCTGGCGGCCTTTATCGAACACGTCGGCCACCGCGTCCCGAGTGGCCGCGAGATCCTGCAGCAGCTTCCGGGCCTGCGGATCGCCCGCCAATCCAGCGACCGTCCTTGCCTGGCCGGTGGCGCGATCCAGCACAGTCAGTGCATCAACCGGCGCGCTCACGGCTGCACCTCGACGAAGGCCAGGCCATGCATGACGCACTGCGCGTGCGCTGTGGCTGGGAAGGCGGCCGCATCGGCCGGCATCACCGCATTGGCGCGGGCGCAGGAGTCGGGGAGGGCGTAATCGCCGGAGCCGACCGCGTCCACGGCGTCGAGCGCGTTCTGCCAGCGGCGGGCGCTGAACTCGCCGCGGGTCAGGACGGCGGCGACACCCTCGGCGCAATCCGGCACGCGGCCGGCGGTGGCGAAGCCGTTGAGGGCGGCGCGGGCGATGCCGGCGCGCAGGCTCCAGTCATCGACGGTGGCCAGCTCATAGACGGCCAGCGCGGCGCAGAAGCGCGGCGAGGTGATCGACAGCTGTTCGGGGATGCCCTCACCGGTGGCGGTGGTGGGCTCTGCGGCGGGCTGGCCGGTGACGGCGCAGCCTGCGGCCAGTGCGGCGGCGAGGGCCAGGCAGGTGAGGCGAGCGGTGACGGCGCGCATCTGAGTCTCCGTGCCCCGCGGCGGAATGCCGTGTTACTGGGGCGACGGAGTTAAATTAGGTCAAACCTAATATAGGGTCAATAGGCTAAACCTAATATTTTATGAAGGCATTCATCAGGGGCTCTGCGTCTGCGTTTGTTACTATCCCGTTTGCTGTAGGGATGCGGCCCCATGCCGCAATGCAAGAGAAGGATGGGGCTGCATGCGCACAGGTCTGATGGTAGTAGGAGTGTTGGTCGTCGCGTTGCTGGGTGGCTGCGTCCAGCCCACAAAGCAGCCGCGTCCCGATCAGGTCACCGCAGTGCCTGCCGATCGTCTGCTCGATTTTGGAGCGCAGGCTGCTCCAACTGGATCAATATTGGTCACGCGTGATGTCGGTCTCGTAGGCGCAGGGTGTTTTCTGGGGCTGTACGTCGACGGCAAGCCCGCAGCGCACTTCGAGACAGGCGAGCGAGCAGTGATAGCCCTGAGCGCTGGCCGGCACGTCATCACCTCACGATCCGTGGGTGGTAGAGGCCTTTGCGGGGCCAACAGCGAGGAACGTCAGGTGGCGCGCAGCCATAGCATCGAGATATTCGTCGAGGCTGGACAGATGCGCTCCTACCGGATCCACACCAGGCTCGAGGGTGAGGCCACAATCGAGCCGGTGCTTTAGCTAACGCCAGACTCCACAAAGCAAAAACCCCGCCGGAGCGGGGTTGCGTGACGGGTCAGGACGCCGACTGCAGCGCCTTTGAGGCGCTGCGCAGGGACTCATAGCTGTTGGGAACTGTGCCGTTTTCAACCATAGCTTTGAAGACCGTATAGCAATCGCTTTTTGCACCCTCCTTCCGGAGAGTGAACTCGTCGTTGAGCCAGGCGTAAATAACAGTCTGGGGTGCGTTTGATCTGAACTGGAAGAACAAACGGTAGCGCTCGGGGAGCTGCTTCTTGACTCGGCGCCAGTGCCTGAGATCCTTCCCCAAGGTATTTCCCTGAAGGAAATCGTTGTGCATCGGATTGGACGGAACAACTTGCCTTATTGCCTTGTTGACGCACACAACAAGCTTGACGACTGGATGCGATCGGTAGCCATCCGGATCTGCAGCGCGAACACGCTTAGCCTCTTCGAGCAGCCCGCTGAGGCGATCAGCGAACAGGTCGAAGCTGTAAAGGGCCCATCCATTGATTTCGGTCAACTCATCCTGAGTCATGCGCTGATCCCTTAGCCTTGGAGAAGCTCGTGCTCGTCGCAGGTCTCCGCCTCGTCGCAGAAAGCCTGCAGCTCCTGCAAAAGCGCAGCCGACAAGGGTCGGACATGATGGGGATTGTCCGCCATATCGGAGTCGATCAAAGTGAGGAACTGCCCGTCCAGAGCGTCGCTCTGCTGCCGGGCCGAAAAGTCGATTACCTGAGCGTTAGCCATGAGGTATCCCTTCTAATTTTGTGACGGCTAGGACTCCATCCAATGGGTCCTGGGTGTCAACTCTGGTTGACATGTGGCGCAGTGTACAGATGTTTCGATAAAACGAAATGAACTTTCGTTACACAACGTGTCGAATTAACGAACACCCAAACTTCGTCCCAGTTTGCTGCTTCACATTGGTGTTGCGCCTTCTGTATCGGCCGCCGCGCTTCTTTCTGAAGGGCGCCGCCGCGACGCCAATTCGTTCAGGATCGGTCAGTCCCGCCAGCCGCCCACCCAGTGGACGCGGCCGATGATGGTGATCGGGTGCTTCTTGGAGACCATGGGCTTGGGCTTGCGCCACTGGTGATCGCCGGCGGGGTTGTCGCTCTGGAAGTACACGCCGGCCTCGAGCACGAGGGCGCGTTTCACGTAGTACTCGGGGTTGGCCATGCCGTCGACCTGGATGACGTATAGGCTGCCGTCGACCGGCCGGGTGTCCGACGTATCGAACAGGATGGCGTCGCCGTCCTGGATGGTCGGCTCCATGCTGTCGCCCCGGCCGTAGTACACGGCCAGATCTCGGCCCAGGATGCCGCGGCGGCGCAGGCTGGTCTTCTTGAACTTGAGGCTGTGGGTCTCGGCATACTCCGTCGCCTCAGCGCCAGTGCCCAGGCCCACTGCCTGCGACCAGCCGGTGACCTCGGCGTATGGGTCTTCAGCGTCCGGTTGGCTGCTAGCTCCGAAGTACAGCTGGTCGAAGCTGACTCCATGATCTGCCGCGATCCGCCGCGCCGTGTCGATCTCTGGCCGAAACTTGCCATTCAGCCAGTCATTGGCTGTCACGTTCGACACCTTGTACTGACGCTGCAGGTAGGCGCCAGCGCCGCGCCGGGGCACGTTGTGGCTCGATAGCAGCTCCACTAGGCGACGACCAAACTCAGGCGCGTCCTTGTCGGGGGGTCTCTTAGGCATAGCCTAAATGATGCCTTCAGAAATATTAGGTTTGCCCTGTTGCTTGTTTATTAGGTCCGACCTAATATGGCTCGCATGGACAGCCAAACCCCCTTGCAGAAAGCAATCGTCGTCGCCGGATCTCAACAGAACTTGGCGAACCAGTTGGGCATTCGCTCGGCCTCTATCAGCGAGTGGAAGTCGCGTGGCCGCATTCCAGTGGAGCGCGTCCGATCGATCGAGTCGGTGACGGGCATCAGCAAGCACGAACTGCGGCCCGACATCTTTGGCCCCAGTCCAGTTCCAGTTCCTTCTGAGCAAGGCGACAGCGTGGAGCAGGTCAGGGCTGGCATCACCAAGCGCGAGCTGCGCGCAAAGCTCGGCCTGTCGAACGACGTCGGCCTGGCAGTGCTGCTGAAGCTTCCGCGCGACCAGGTCGAAGCCTGGGGCGAGGACGAGCAGCTGCCCGCGCTGCCCACCGTCCTGGCGCTGGTCGCCACGCAGCCGACCGAGGAACCAAAGGCTCCGTCCGATCTGGACGCAGAGCGAATCGTCCCCGTTGAGGTGGCCTGAGATGGGCGTCGGCAGCGCCGTCGCGGCGCCGTCCTGAGTTGAGCCGGCTGAGGCCGGTGCTGTTCCAGAGCAGTTGTTCTCCATGGCCGTGATGTTGCCGGCCGCCGTCACTCGAAACCACGTTCAGGCAGAAACACGATGAACATCACCGACGCTGCATACCACACCGTTCACTCCTACCCGGGCGGTAGCGTTGCACTTGCCACGCGCTTGATCACCACGAAGGACGATGGCCGCGAGCGCGCCATGTCCGACGCGGTGCTGCGCAGCAAGGTCAATCCGAACACCACGACGCACCACCTGACCTTGGCCGAGGCGAGCCAGATCATGGGCGTGACCGGCGACGACCGAATCCTGCACGCGCTGGCTGCCGAGCACGGGTACACGCTGACGCGTACCGGCGCGCCGACCAGCGGCACCATGCTCACCGCGCTGCTGTCTGCTTCTTCGGCCAAGGGGAAGTTGTCGCAGATCATCGGCGAGGCGATCGACGACGGGCGCATCACCCAGAACGAAGCCGCTGAGATCGCCGTGGCATGCATCGACGCGCAGGCGCAGCTCGCCCAGGTCGCGCAGCACGCGCGCGCCGCGGCCGAAGCGGGAGCGCACTGATGTCCTGGGGATCGAAGCATCCGCTGGTGCTGAAGTCGCTGCAGGCGACACCGGACGGTCTGAAAGCAGAACCGCTGGACAAGGCAGCGCGTGCCCGCTCAATGGCCGACTCCACGCAGCTCATGAGGGAAACCGCGGGTTTCACACGCCGGGCAACCACGAACCCATCCCTGCGCGCTCTGCTCACCGCACGCATCAAGGATCTCGACAAGCGAGTCGCCCATTGGGAAGCGGTCGCCGAGGAAGCGGAGAAGGAAGCGGCGCAGGCAGCAGCGCGGGGCGGTGAGCAGTGAGCATGGCTGCCCAGATGCGTTTGCTCCGCGATGAGCGCTGCAACCCGGTCGAGATCGCAACCGCGTTGAACGTGCCGGTGAAGCGCGTGCAGAACTTCCTGCACAGCGAGGCACAGTCGAGCTTCCACAGTCGTCGCAAACGGCGTGGCGCGATCGCGCGTGCGTTTCGTGGTTGGCGGGGACAGTCCCTGGGCGGCGTGGTGATCAGCCTATGAGCGTCGAGGCCATCACATGGGCGCTGAAGCAGCCCGTGGACAAGTCGTCCGCCAAGTTCGTTCTGGTGGTGCTGGCCAACTGCGCCGGCGGCGACAACTGGGAGGCTTACCCGTCTGTCGCATACCTGGCCGAGGCAACAGGGCAGGACCGCAAGACGGTGCTGACGAACATGGCGCGCCTGGTGGCCGCCGGCCTTATTCGCGACACGGGCCATCGCCGCGGCACCACCAACCAGGTGATCGTTTACCGCCTCAATCCACCGAGTGCTGCTGCTCAGCAGGGCGATGCACCGGCTCCTTCTCCGGCCGTGGAACATCAAATCGAACAGTCCCAAAAACGGGACCGTTCTTCCGTGGAACATTTTGACGAGCAACAGGCCCGAAATTGGGACTCTTTTGAAGTGGAAACAGTCCCGTTTTTCCCTGCAAAGAGTCCCGTTTTTCCGCCGAAACAGTCCCAAAAACGGGACACGGAACCGTCATATAACCATCAGGGAACCAATACACCACACACCACTGGCGCCGACGCTGCGCAGGGTGTGTGTGGAACACCGGCAGGTTTCATCGCAGCAGCGTTGAACCGAGCAGCCCTGTTGCTCAACCGGCCAGGCCTGCGCACCACCAGCCAGCACCCCGACCTGATCGCAGCAGCGGGTGAGGGCGTCACCGCCCAGCACCTGATCGAGCTGTCCGACGTCTACCCGGACAAGCCTGCCGGCTACCTGATCACCGCGGCCCGCCGTCAGCGCGCCACCGCCGCCAACACCATCACCTCCGGAGCACCCGCCCATGCAATCCCTCGCGAAAGCGCTGCCGAGCGCACCCAACGCTTTGCCCGTGAAGCCATCCAACGCGAAGCCGCCGGCCACGCCGGCGCCGGTCTCGATCACGGCGATCGCCACGGTGTGGACGCGCATGGCTGAGATCTACGGCACCCGATGGACCAGCGGCTTCGGCGCGGACCCGTCCACCGGCGCGGGTAGCACCTGGGCGAAGGGCCTGGCCGGCATCACGGCGCAGCAGCTTGGCGCCGGCCTGACTGCATGCATTGCCGCAGCGGATCCGTGGCCGCCGACGCTGCCCGAGTTCCGCGCGCGCTGCCTGGGCGTGCCGAGCCTGGCGCAGGTGTCCAACGAGCTGCGCAACGGCGGCGACCGCAGCGGGTTCACGGTGCTGGTGGGTTTCAAGCTGGACGGCTACCGCTACCGCGGCGCCAGCGCGAGTGACGCTGACCGCATGGTGCGTGAGGCGTACGAGTTGGCGCGCGAGCACGTCATGCGCGGCGGCGAGGTGCCGGAGCCGGCTGCCACGGCGCTACCGCCGCCGGCGAAGGTGCCGGAAGTGGTGGATCGCGACGCGGCGCGTGCGGCGTTGGAGCGTGCAGCCGCGGAGCTTGGCGACGCAACGGCGGTGCAGGCATGAAGGCCTATCCCGCCCGCGTCCGCGAATGGCTCAAGGCCAACCCGGGCGCGCATTCGCCGCGCGTGATCTTGGACGGCATGGGCATCGCCCAGGGTGCAGAGAATCGCCGGCCGTACTACAGCGCCATCAAGGACAACGCCGACGCCGGTTATCTCAAGCGCGTCGGCAACGGCCCGCGCCCGGCATACGCATTCGTGTGCGATCCGCCGCCGCACGAGGGCGAGAGCCTATCCCGGGTCGAGAAGCACCGCGCCTACATGCGCCAGCGGCACCTCGATATGGGCGGGCGCACGATGGCGGAGCGGCGCCAGGACGAGGCACTGCAGAAGGCGGCACGCGCCGAGAGGCTGGCGCAGGAGAAGGCGGAGCGGCTTGCCGGTCGCCAGGCCGCCAGGGAGGCCAAGCAGCACGCCCGGCTCGCGGCCAAAGCTAAGCCGGTGCGCTCGCCGAAGGGCTACACGGTCATTCCGATCCGCGCGTCTGTGCTCCGCCGGCCAGTCGCGGCTCGGCCGTCGGTGCAGACCGTCGAAGACTGGATCCGCGCCGGCGGGCAGGTCACCCGTCTGCCTGGTGTCGAGCAATACATCCCCGATCGGTGCCGCGCTTGATCGCCCTGACGCTCCCGTGGCCGAGCAACAAGCTGTCGCCGAACGCGCGCGTGCACTGGCGAGTCAAGGCCAAGGCCACGAGAGAGCACAAGACCACGGCTGTGCTGGCTGCGTTCCGCGCCGGCTGGAAGGGCATCCAGCTTCCGGAAGGGCGACTGCACCTGTGGATCGACTTCTACCCACCGACGAAGCAGATGCCGGACGACGACAACATGCTCGGCCGCTGCAAGGCGTACCGCGACGGCCTGGCCCGGGTGCTGGGCATCGACGACCAGCGTTTCATTTCCCACCCGCTGGTGCGCGCAGAGCCGCGCAAGGGCGGCGAGGTGGTTTTCATCATCACCGGCGCGAGCCAGGACGTGCACCCATGAGCCAACTCACCATTGCCGGCGATGCGCCGATCATCACCAGCCGCGAGATCGCGGATCTGGTCGAATCTCGGCACGACGACGTAAAGCGGTCGATCGGGCGCCTGGTCATTCAGGGCGTTATCGAATCTCCGCCGACGGCGGAAATTCCCACTGCGACTCGGCCGGGCAGTGTTTTCGTGTTCTCCGGCGAGCGCGGCAAGCGCGACAGCATCGTGGTGGTGGCGCAGCTGTCGCCGGAGTTCACCGCGCGCCTGGTTGACCGCTGGCAGGAGCTTGAGCGCCGCGTCGCCACGCCGGCCGACCCGCTGGCGCTGCTGTCGGACCCGGCCGCGCTGCGTGGGCTTCTGGCCAGCTACGCGGGCCGCGTTGAGGAACTGACGCCGAAAGCCGAGGCCCTGGACCGGATCGCCATCGCCGACGGCTCGCTCAGCCTGCGCGAGGCGGCCAAGACCATGCAGATCCCTGAGCGGAAGTTCCTGGCCCTGCTCGAGCAGAAGCGGTGGATCTATCGCCACCCGCTGGCCTCGACCTGGCTGGCCTACGCCGGCCGGCTGCACAGCGGCTGCCTGGAACACAAGCTCACCACCGGCGCCAAGCCAGACGGCAGCGAGTGGGTGCGCACTCAGGTGCGCGTCACCGCGAAGGGCCTCACCAACCTGGCCAAGGCGCTGAGCGCGCCGGCCGCGCTTTCCACCGTTACGCACCACTGAGGCCCCGATGAGCGAAGACCTGATCTCCAACCAGCCCGCGCCGCAGTCGCGCCGCATGAAGCAGCCGACCAAGGACGTGCTGCGCGCCAACCTGGGCAGCAACCTGCAGAAGCTGATCGAGGTCAGCAGCGAGAACGCGCGTTTCCGCGCGAGCTGGTGCTGGCCGCTGTACGTCTGGACGCAGCGCCTATGCACCGCGTTCGGCCGCGGCGGGAACGGCCAGGCATGACGGCGCCGGCCAAGCGCTCGGCCTGGGCGCGGAGCCAAGCCAGCCAGATCCGTGCGCGGCTCGACGGCATCCACAGCAAGCCGGCCATTGGCGAGCGCGAGCGGAGAAGCAAAAGCGCGGCGATCCAGGCCAACGAGTACCAGGCCCGCAAGTTCGAACGCATCGCGGCAGCAGCAGAGAAGAGGGGGAATTGATGGATACGAACACCAACGCAGCCGACCCGCGCGCCGCGCGCCACGAGTTCGAGTCGCTGGACGACGCGACGCACTGGCTGCTGCTGCAGGGCGCCCGGTGGGCAAACGTGCACGTCGACGGCCAGGTGTGGTGCCTGGGCCGCGACGGCAGCGCAGAGCCGGTGCAGGGGAGGGCCTGACCATGGCCGAGTTCGACAGCTTCACCGAGGCGACGCGCTCCGACCTGGAATGGTGGGGCTCCGAATTCGCGCTGCACCGGGACTTCGACTATCTGGGCTTGGCCAGCAAGAACATGCTGCAGGTGCTGATCGAGCACCGCGGCGAGATGCCGCCTCCGAACGTGGGCTTCAAGCCGCTGGAGGTGGACGCCCGCGCCCAGCGCGTGGAGGACGTGATCGGTGGCATCGCCCGGCAGGACGTGGTGATGGCGTGCGTGCTGCGCGGCTACTACTGCGGGCGCGGCCGCAAGAACTTCGAGCGCATGGAGACGGCGAACAACCTGATCGCCAACGCCGGGCACGCGCCGCTGCGGCAGGGCGCCTACCTGACCCTGCGCGCGGCCGGGTTCGAGCTGGTCGGCCGGCGCCTGCGCCCGAACGCGGTGCGCCCGCTGCTGCAGGTGGTCGCATGAGCTGGGGTGAATTCGTCAGAGACACGAAAGGGCAGCAAGTGCCGGCGTGCGGGTGCGCGACCTGTTGGCCGGTCACCCTGTGTGACGCACGCATGGTGGTGTGCTCCGAGTGCGGCAACAAACGCTGCCCGCACGCGAACGACCAACGCAACCCATGCACCGGCAGCTCAGCCGAGAAGATGCTGGCTTATCAGGAGGGGCGATGATCATCTCGAACGCACTACGCAAGAGCGCCGGCCACCACGAGGCTCACTGCATGCTCAACATCGCCGGGGTGTGCGACGGGCAGGGCTGCATGCTCTGCCACATCCGCATCTCTGGCGAGGTCGGTGGCGCGCAGAAGCCCGACGATGTGTGCGCCACGTTCGGCTGCGGTGCATGCCATCGCGCATTTGACTCAAACGGCACCACGCATGGTCTCAAGCGGGGCAGCGAAGACTGGCTGTTCTACGCCTTGCGCGGCATGGCTCGCACGCTGCGCTGGTGGCACCAACACGGATTCCTAGACATCAAGGGGGCAGCATGAACGAGATCGAGAAGCGGGCGCGCGAATTGCTGGCTCAGGAGTACGAGCGCAACGAAAATAAAATTACGGCGATATGGCTTCGCGACGGCGCTCGTATTGATGGGATGAATGGAGAAGTGGTTCTCCGCGCAATTATCGCCGCGCTTTCGGCCACACCGCACGCTGCTCCTGCGGAATTGGCAGATGCAGCCCGCGCCGCGCTCCCATTTGTCGCCTACGCCTATTGGAAAGGCGTGGCTGGCGCGGAGGATGCCGGGCGAGCTATTGAGTCAGCGCTTGCCAGCATGCCGGAGCACTCATCATGAAGTTGGTTGATCGGATCCAGGCTTGCATGGAGTACGCGGCATACGGCGCGGGCGTGGTGGTCTTTGCTGCTGGAAAGCATCAGGTCGCCGCCGGTCTGTTCGCATTTGCCTGCTACTGGCGTCTGCAGCGCTATCTCGGGAAAGGCTCATGAAGCGCGCGCTGAAGCGGTGGTGGGTGTACCTGGCGGCGGTGCCGCTGGCGGACGGGAAGAGCGCGTTTCGCCTCGGGCGGGCTGTGGACCTGGCGGCCACGCTGAAGCAGGTGCAGGAAGCATGCCCTGCGCGCATCGCGAAGGTCTGGACCATGCCTACCTGCAGCGAACGTGCGGCGCACGCGGCTGTTGCCGGCATGGCGTCCGCTCTCGGCAAGTACTGGCACCACGGATCGTGGCTGCACATGCGCACGGATCAGCAGGCCGACAAGGGCGCAATGCGCAGCGCGATGGAGGCTGCCGGCGCGCATGCGGACTGGCCCGACGGAGCCGGCGGGAAGCACTGGCGCGAGTTTCGAATGGACGGATGAAAAATATGCTTGACACCCAGGGGTCTTTATCCAAAATAAGCGCATTGGTGAGAAAAGCCCCTGCAGAGATGCCGGGGCTTTTTTCGTTCCAGCTTTCGAGTCGGTAGTCACAGTGGGTGCGAATCCAGGCAGCCGGCCAGCCGTGAGGCTTCCCGCTGGAGTCGCATAGAAGGGGCGCTCCGTGACGGCGGCGCCTCAGCGACGCATGCACTGTGCCGGCTCAACAATCACGCAGGTTGGGTTGGCAGCTGCCGGCCGACGAAGGGCTGGGAATGGCCGCCTGCAAATTCAGGGGCGAGTTGCCAGATGGGCGCTGGGCCGGACTGTAAATCCGGCGTCTGAGACTCGCGTGGTTCGACTCCACGTCGCCCCACCAAAAGTTGAGGGGCGTCGCCAAGCGGCCCAAGGCACCGGGCTTTGATCCCGGCACCCGCAGGTTCGAATCCTGCCGCCCCCACCAAACAGGAAGCGTGGCCGAGAGGCCGAAGGCAGCGGCTTGCTAAGCCGTAGATCCGAAAGGGTCCGCTGGTTCGAATCCAGCCGCTTCCGCCAATTCAGCCCTGCCGGCGACGGTGGGGCTTTCTGTTTTTGGAGACAAGATGCAACTGACCGCCCAACAACTGAAGCAGGCGGTGGGTTGCCCCGACCAGACTGCGGAGCGCTGGATCGAGCCGATCAGCGAGGCGTGCCGCCTGTATGGCATCAGCACGCCGCGCCGCATGGCCGCGTTCCTGGCGCAGGTTGGCCACGAATCCGCAGGCTTAGCCAAAGTGGTGGAAGGGCTGAACTACAGCCTGGAAAACCTGACGGCCGTGTGCAAGCGCGCCGCGCCGGGAAGCCGCTGGCGCTCACTGCTGCCAAGGGTGAAGGAGCTGGCGCGCAACTCGGTCGGCTTGGGAAATGCGGCGTATGCGAACCGCCTGGGGAATGGCGACGAAGCGAGCGGCGACGGCTATCGATTCCGCGGCCGCGGTCCGATCCAGAACACGGGACGCGCCAACTACGCCGGCATGCGCGACACGCTGCGCGCCAAGGGCGTGCGGGACGTGCCGGACTTCGAGAAGCAGCCGGAGACGCTTGAGCAGCCCAAGTGGGGCGCACTGGCTGCCGCGGCCTTCTGGGATACGCGCAATCTCAATCAGCTGGCCGACGCTGGCCGGTTCGACGACATCACCGAGCGCGTGAACGGTGGGCAGAACGGCGCCGCCGATCGGCGCGCGCGTTACGCGCGTGCACTGAAAGCACTGGGTGCCTGATGCCTGCCAAGTCCAAGTCGGCGGTGCCGGCCATCAACCAGTTGCAGGGCGTGCTGTCCGTGCTGGACAACCGCACCAAGCGACCGACCGCCGAGCTCCTCGGAACGATCCGCGAGATGGTTGGTGACGCCATTGCTGTGCTGATGGAGCCTGACCCGCTGCGTAAGCGCATCGGCTTCGTGCTGCTGGCGGTGCAGCAGTCCACACAGGTCAACGTGCGTGAGCTCAATGGCAAACGCATCACACGCGTGACGGTGATTGATCAACAGCTCTACCACTGGGCGCTTGAGGAGATCCATAGCCTGGCGGGCGTGCGATGACCTTCGCGACCAGAAACGTGGGTGCGGCGCGTGTGGGGATCGCAGTGCTGGTGCTCTTTCTGTTGGGCATGGCCATGGCCGCATTGATTGCAGTGGCGATCCCACCAGAGAACAAAGATTCGTTCGGAATGCTGATTGGCGGCTTGAACAACGCCACCGGCATGGTGATCGGCTATTTCTTCGGGATGGCCCGGAGAGGACCGGGCGGCTGACATGGCCGACCGTTGGGATCGTGGATTACCGGAGCGGCCAAGCATGCCCACGCAACTGAAACTCGCCATCGCTGTCGGTCTGCTGGCTATCAGCTTCTGGGCTGGCTGGACCTGGCGCGGTGACCGTGCCGAGACGGCAGTCGCCACCGGCGAGGCCGCAACTGGTAAGCAGGCCTTACAAGTTGAACAGGCCGCGCGCGCAACCGAACACAAACAGGCCGAGGTGCTGGCCGACATTGGAGCCAAGCATGAAGAAGACCGGCAGGCGGCCCAGGCCGTCCCTGATGCTGTTGTGGCTGACCTGCGCAACGGTGCTCTCAAGCTGCGGGACGGTTGGGCCAGCTGTGAAACCCAACGCCTCGCCGAAACTGCCGCCGGCACCCGCGAACGTGATGCGGCAACCCAGCGCCGAGAAGAGTTTGCAGGCGCTGTTGTTCGAGTCGGCCGTGACGCCGACGACCAGCTCCGTGCCTGCCAAGCCGTAGTGCTGGCCGGCCGAATCAAGGCGGATCAATGAGCGAGCAAATTCAAATCACCCTGCTGGGTGGCCTGCCCGACGGTAAGGTCTTGTTCGAGATCGACCGGCATCTGTCACGCGAAGAGTACGAGATTCTGAGGGAAAGCCTGCAGCGTGGTTTAGATAGCCCGGCGACTGCCGTCGTGCTACCGCCTGGTGTGCGAATGGCCACCAATCCGGCACAGCTGGATCGCATCGAGCAGAAGCTGGATGCGCTGCTCGATGCGCTGGCCGACGATGTGGAGGAGGCGGAAGAGCCTGCCCGCACGCTCGATGGCGAGCTGTCTGGCGGCGAGCGTGACCAATCCATGAGCCTCGACTGATGCCTGGCTTCCCGTCGCGGCATAAGCCGCTGCAGCAGATCGCGCCGGTCCATGTGGCCCAGGCGCAGCCCGAGAACTACGGGCAAGGACGCGGTGGCCGGCCGTGGCGCCGCAAGCGCGACGCGATCATGAAGCGCGACCAATACCTCTGCGTCCCATGCCGCGCCGCTGGCCGCGTCACGGCTGCCGAGGAGGTGGACCACATCGTCCCCCAAGCAGAAGGCGGCACGGGCGCAGACGACAACCTGCAGGCGATCTGCGTTGACTGCCACATCGCCAAGACCAGGGCCGAGGCAGCTAGGGGTGCGAATCGTTCTCATCCCCGGCGCGGACGACCGCGCGAAGCTGAATCCTGAACACAAAGCTGAACGGATATGCTGAACGAAAACCTGAACGGCTCCCTGAACGTCGTTCATTAACGTGAAACTGAACGGAATGGCGCGACACCCGGGGGGGTGGGGCAAAACTTTAAAAGGTTTGGGTCGGACACCGGCCGCTCAGCCAAATTTTCGCACGGTCAAAATTAGGATTTGAAAAATGAGAGGACGGAAGCCGACAGCTCCGGCCCTCAAGGTGATCGCCGGCACGGCCCGGCCGGACCGCGAGGTGCCGGACGTTCCCGAGTTCGACCTGATCGATGATTTTCCCGATGCGCCTCAGCACCTGAATGCCGATGGCGCCGCCATGTGGCGTGATCTCGGCCCGCAGCTGGTGGCGGCGAAGGTGCTGCAAGTCGTCGACCTCTACGCACTCCAGCAACTCTGCTACTCCTGGCAACGCATGGTGATGAAGCAGAAGGCGGGGATGGACATAACGGCCGCCGAGGACACCGCCTTCAAGGCGCTGATGTCCGAGTTCGGCATGACTCCCGCCAGCAGGCGCAAGGTGAGCTCGGGTGGCGACACCAAGAAGCCCGGCAACAAGTTCGCCGCGCTCGCCGCGCCGAGCAAGTAAGCCGGCTGCCAAGAAGGCGCCAGCGAAGAAGCAGGGCAGGGCCGCGCCGCGCGCTCGCAAGCCGGATCCGTCCGACTATGTCGGCGTGGCCATTGCGTATGCGCAGGAAGCGATCGCCGACAAGAAGGGGGCGCGTTTCGGCAAGCTGATCCGGCAGGCCGCGCGACGGTTCATCGATGACTTGGCGCGCGCGAAGAAGCGCGGCGCACCCTTCCGGTTCTCGCCGGAGCATGCGTGCCATGCATGCGGGTTCATCGAGCTGCTGCCACACGTCGAAGGCAAGTGGGAAACGCCGGAGATTCGGATGCACCGGTCGCACGTGTTCTTCGTCGTGCAGCTGTTCGGGTTCCGGAAGCCTGATGGATCCAGGCGCTTCACCTCCGCGTTGTTCGCGGTGGCGCGCAAGAACGCGAAATCAACGCTGGCGTCGGCGATCCTGCTGTATTGCCAGTGTTGCGAGAACGAGGAGGGCGCCCAGGTCATATCGGCCGCGACCACATTCCCGCAGGCGTCGATCATCTTCAACGTCGCCAAGCGGATGGTGGAGAAGACGCCGGACCTGCGTGAGGCCTATGGGCTGGAGACCTGGGCGAAGTCGATCACGCGGATGGAGATCGGCGCGAGCTTCAAGCCAATCCACGCAAAGGCCAGCACGCAGGACGGCCTCAACCCGTCGCATGTCGGCCTGGATGAGATCCACGCCCACAAGACGCCGGACCTGCTCAACGTGCTGCAGTCGGCCGCGGGCGCGCGCCAGAACCCGCTCTGGCTGTTCACCACCACCGAGGGCTACACCAACCCCGGGCCCTGGGCGGAGATCAGGCAGTTCGTGAAGCAGCTGCTGGGGGGGGTGTTCGGCCACGAGGCCGATCACTACCTTGCGCTGTTCTACGCGATCGACGAGGAGGACAAGGCAACCGGCCGCAAGGCCGACGACACGTTCGACGAATCGAAGTGGATCAAGGCGAATCCACTGATCGACTCGAACCCGCACCTGCTGGCCGCCATCCGTAAGGAGGCGGTCGAAGCCAAGCGGATGCCGTCGAAGCTGGCCGAGTTCGAAATCAAGCGCGTCAACCGCCCAGCGGCTTCGGCCAACAGCTGGGTGGCGCTGCCAAAGTGGAACGCCTGCGCCGGGGAGGTGGATCTCGAAGCACTGCGGGACGCACCGTGTTGGGGCGGTCTCGACCTGGCGAGCACGCGGGATCTGACTTCCCTGCGGCTGGTGTGGCGCGTGGGTGATCGAATCATCACCTGGGGGAGGCGCTGGGTTCCGGCTGCCGCAGTGGCGCAGCGTACAGAGCGCGGGACGGTGCCTTACGCCGGCTGGGTTGCCGGTGGGCTGATGGAGCAGACGGATGGCGAAGTCACCGACTACGCCGCCATTGAGCGCGCAGTACTGGAGGTGGTGGAGCGCTTCAACATTCAGTCCATCGCATTCGACCGATGGAACGCCACGGAGATGGTCAGCCGTTTGGTAGCCGCCGAGGTGCCGCTGGTTGAGTTCATCCAGGGCACCAAGTCGTATCACCCAGCGATGCAGGAACTAGAACGCGCTTACATCGGCGGAAAGCTGGTGCACGACGGTGATCCGGTCCTCACCTGGTGCGCATCGAATCTCGTGGCGCGCACGGATCAGAACTTGAACATGGCACCGGACAAGAAGCGTTCGGCAGAGAAAATCGACGACATGACCGCGCTCTTGATGGCTGTCGGGATCAGCATTCCGGTGGCTGAGGAGGCGCCCAAGAAGCTCGTCCTCATGACTTTGGGATAAAAATGAAGAACGAAGAACGCGCCTACAGCGTGCTGGAAGTCAAGAGCTACGACGACGACCAGCGCATCATCACCGGCTGGGCCACCACTCCGGAGCCGGACCGTTACGGCGACATCGTTGAGCCCCTGGGTGCGAAGTTCGCATCAGAGCTTCCGCTGCTTTGGCAGCACCGCCACGACAGCCCGGTCGGAATAGTGAAGTTCGGCAAGCCGACGAATCAGGGCATTCCGTTTTCAGCCAATGTTGCGAAGATCGAAACGGCGGGCGCCTTGAAGGACATGTGCGACCTGGCCTGGCAGGCGGTAAAAGAGAAGCTGGTACGGGGCGTCTCCATTGGCTTCCGCGCGCTGGATTACAGCTACATCGATGGCGGTGGCATCCGCTTCACCGAGTGCGAGATCTACGAGCTTTCCCTGGTCACTATCCCAGCCAACGCAGCGGCGACCATCCAGAGCATCAAAGCCATGGACACCAGCGGCGCCCGTCGCCGCAGTTCCTACGGCGTGCCCCTGATTCAGTGCCACAAAGCGGTGGTCAAAAGACCCGCCGGCGGCGCGGTGAAGTTGCTGGACTGAAGTATTGGGCCTCATGGCCCTGCGGGGTGGAACCCGCTTCCCTTATTTGCAGGCACTGCCCGGCTTGGAACCTGGGCCGAACGGCTGCGCCAATCACAGAGAGATCAAGATGACCATTCAGGAACAGCTGGAGAAGCTGCGCGCCACGCGTGATGCCCAGCAGAAGAAGCTCAACGACGTCGTCCAGAAGTCCATGGACGAGGGCCGTTCGATGGATACCGGCGAAAAGGAAGAATTCGACAACATCGAAGAGCAGATCAAGGCGCTGGATGATGACATCGAACGCTACAGCCGCCTGCTGGCAGCGCAGGCCAAGTCGGCCGTGCCGGCCGCGCAGATCGTCCAGGACAACGGCTCGGCGTCTGATCCGAAGCGGGCAGCCGGCAAGGGCCCGGCCTTGATCCATAGCCGCAAGAACGAAGAGCAGGGCATCGGCTTCGCCCGCTTCGCCATGGCGATGTACGCCGGCAAAGGCGACGTGTCCAGCGCGAAGGCGTTCTCCGACAACGTTTTCCGCGACGACGTCCGGCTGAACGAGATCATGAAGGCGGCGGTCGCCGCGGGCAACACCACCGATCCGTCGTGGGCCGGCAACCTGGTGCAGTACCAGAACCTGTCGAGCGAGTTCATCGACTTTCTGCGTCCGCGCACGATCATCGGTCAGCTCGGCCAGGGCAACGTGCCTGGCCTGCGCCGCGTCCCGTTCAATGTCCGCATCCCGGGAAAGACCGCAAAGGGCCGCGCCCAGTGGGTGGGTGAAGGTTTCCGCAAGCCGGTCACCAAGTCGGGCTACGACACGGCCGAGCTGAAGTGGGCCAAGATCGCTGGCATCTCTGTGATCACCGAAGAGCTGGCGCGCTTTGCCGACCCGTCGATTCAAATCCTCGTGCGCGATGATCTGTCGGATGCGGTGATCGAGCGCATGGACGAAGACTTTGTCGATCCCGACAAGGCCGCAGCTACTGGTGCCGGGCTGTCGCCCGCTTCTATCACCAATGGAGTCACTCCGAGCGCCGCCACCGGTGATGTTTACGCTGACATCCAGTCGCTCTGGGCAACCGCTGACTTGACCAACCTGCCGGTGGGCAGTGCGGTTTACATCACCAACAGCGCCACTGCGCGTCAGCTGGCCGGCCTGCGAAATCCGCTGATGGCGCGCGAGTTCCCGAACGTCAGCATGACCGGTGGCGACATCGACGGCGTGCCCCTGATCGTCTCGAACTACGTGCCCGCCGGCATGTTCATTCTGGCCTTCACCAGCGAGATCTACCTGGCCGATGACGGCGTGGTCACGATCGATATCAGCCGCGAAGCCACGATCATCATGGATGACGATGCGACTGCCACGCCGACGATTGCGCAGATCCAGAGCATGTTCCAGACGAACCAGCTGGCGATTCGCGCCGAGCGCTACGTCAACTGGAAGAAGCGCCGTCCACAGGCGGTTGCCTACCTGACCGGTGTTGACTGGACCAACGCGGTCGTTCCGGACGCTGGCGGCGGCGCTTAACGCAGGACGGTACTGACGGGGGCTTCGGCCCCCGTCTCTTTTCCCGGGAGCATTGAAATGTCGAAGATCCAGATGATCAGGCGCAATCGCGTGATGAACGTCGACTCGCGTCTGGCGCCGCTGCTGGAGCGCCACGGTGGCTATCTACGCCGTGATATGCAGGCACAGCTGCCGGCACAGCCGGACAGTCATGAGATCGAAGCGCAGCGCGCCTCAGCACAGGCTAAGCGCGATGCCGCAGCAGCAAAGGCGGTACCCAAGGTCGCCAAGAAGTCTGCCAAAAAGTCGGTAGCGAAGGACCCGTCAACTCCGCCCGCGCCTGAAAAGGACGCCTCCGAATGACTGTGTTCTCGCCCCGTGAGCTGGCCACCGAGGCCGGTGTGCGTACGTACGGGTCCGACTATTTGAAGTCGCTGGCGCCGGTTGACGCGGGCGCGGGGCGGAATGGTTGGCAGCCTCTGGTGCGGGAGCCATTCACAGGGGCTTGGCAGAAGAACATGGAGGAGCGGCACGACACCGTTCTTTCATATCCGACGCTCTATGCTTGCTTCAATCGCATCAACAGCGATATCGGCAAGTTGCCGTTCGTGCTCAAGATGGAGGGGGACGACGGAATCTGGAGGGTGGACGCTGCGAATACAGCATATTGGCCTGTCCTGCGAAAGCCTAACGCTTACCAGACCGCGCAGCAGTTCCGTGAGACGTGGGTCTTGTCGAAGCTGGTGCAAGGCAACACATATGTGCTGAAGGGGCGTGACGAGCGCGGTGTGGTTAACCGCTTGTGGGTTCTCGACCCAACCAGGGTCCAGCCTATGGTTTCTGAGTCAGGGGACGTCTTTTACCAGCTGAACTATTCGTCATCGAACAACCTGCTTCCGGAAGGCTATCCGGGCGACCAACTTGTCGTTCCTGCAACAGAAATCATCCATGACAGGATGAACTGCTTCCACCACCAGCTGATCGGCGTGCCGCCGCTGTGCGCAGCAAACTGGGCTGCGGTCAAGAACCTCAAGATCCTCAAGGATTCGACCACGTTCTTCTCCAATGGCGCCAACCCCGGCGGCATCCTCACGGCACCGGCCGGCATGTCCGAAACCGATGCAACTGAGGTCAAAAATTACTGGAACACCAGCTTCCAGGGCTCCAACGCAGGCAAGGTTGCGGTCATCGGCGCGGACATGAAATTCACCCCGTTCGCCTTCAAGGCTGCCGACTCCCAGCTGGTGGAGCAGATGCGTTACTCAGACGAGCAGGTGTGCCAGCCCTTCGGCATTCCGCCCTTCAAAATCGGCATTGGATCGATCCCTGCCGGGTTGGCCGTCGATGACCTCAACCAGTTGTACTACTCCGACGCCCTGCAAGCGCACATCGAGGCGATGGAGGCGCTGCTGGATGATGGCCTAGGCATCAAGCGGCCGCGCGGCGTGGAGCTCGATCTGGAGCCCCTGCTGCGTATGGACGTGGGCAAGCAGGCCGAGGTCGAGAGCAAGCTGGTGGAAGGCGAAATCAAGACCAGCAACGAAGCCCGGAAGGTCTTCAACCTGGCACCAATCGATGGTGGAGACACCATCTACAAGCAACAGCAGGACTACCCAATTTCTGAGATCCGCAACAACAAGCTGCCGCCAGTATCGACGGCGCCGGACCCAGCGGACGATTCGGAATCGGAGGAGCCGCAGCCTGATGCCAGCGATGATGCACGCGCGCTAGCGCAGGAAAATTTCATGTTGAGGGCCCTTGTGGCCGCACGAGCCGAGGTGTTCCGCAATGCCTGATCCCATCGACTTCGGCAAGGAGATTGGCGGTTTGATCCGCGATGCAATCGCTCCTGTGCACCGTGAACTCGCCGAGCTGCGCGAGCGCGCGCCGGCGAAAGGCGAGCCCGGCAAGGATGCAGACCAGGTGGACGTCGATGCGCTGGCGGACCTTGTGGTGGCGAAGCTGCTGGACTCGCCGCGGCTGTTGACGTTGGTGGATGTCGCCACGGTTGACGCAGTGTCAAAGCACTTCGATGCCAATCCCGTTCAGCACGGACGTGACGCGGATCCGGCGTTGATCGAGTCGGCAGTGAAGGCGGCCGTGTCGGCCCTGCCGGAACCGAAGGATGGCCAGGATGCTCCCCCTGTCACCGACCAGCAGCTGGCCGAGCAGGTAGCCAAGTATCTCGGCGCGCACCCGCCGCAGGCCGGCGCCGACGGTGTCGGCCTGGCCGGTGCAATGATCGACCGTGCAGGCGAGCTGGTGATCACTACGACCAAGGGCGAGGCGGTCAGGCTCGGCAGGGTCGTCGGTGAGGACGGCCAGGACGGCCTCAGCTTCGAATCGGCCACCGGCGAGTACGACGCCTCGCGCGGCTTCGTGATCACCCTGGGCGCAGGTGAGCGCCGCACCGAGCTGGTATTGCCGTACATGCAGCACCGCGGCTTCTGGCGCGAGGGCATGGGCACGAAGTCGGCGCAGTCCGTTACCCACGACGGCGCACTTTGGATTGCCAAGCGGGACAACGCCTCGAAGCCCTGTCTGGAGAACGACGCAGATTGGTATCTCGCGGCGCGCAAGGGACGTGATGGCAAAGACGGAAAGAGCGTGCGGGTAGCGGCCGAGCCTGTGAAATTGAGCAATGGCAATGCGTGAGTTCGTTACGACCGATGCGGCCCGGGCACAGCTGCGTCTGGACACCGATGCAGATGGGGAATGGCTCGCGATTTGGATTCCTGCTGTCTCCGAGATGGTCGCGGCCTGGCTCAAGCAGGATTGGCGCCTGTACCTGCTGAAGCGCGACGCCGCCGGCGAGCTGGTGCGCGATGCAGCGGGCGTGCCGATGCCGGTTCTGGACGAACAGGGCAATCCGGTATTGCACCCGTCCGTAATCGCGGCCACGTTGCTGGAGCTTGCCTCGCAGTACCGCTACCGCGAAGGCGAAGGTGACAACGTCGTCCCAGCGGATGCGGGGCACGGGTATGTGCTCACGAAGGCGGCAACCGCCCAGCTGGTGCCGCTGCGCAGGGCAACGGTGGCCTGATGAGCAACATCGCCGCTGGAAAGCTGCGTCACCGCGTCCGCATCGAGCAGCAGGTCACCGCGCGTGACGACGATGGTGTGCAGACCACAACCTGGCAGCCGGTCCATGTGGGCACCTTGGCAGCCGCGATTGAGCCGTTGTCCGCGCGGGAATTCATCGCCGCCGGTGCTGGGCAGGCAGAAGTCACGGCTCGTATCACCATCCGGTACCGCGCCGGCATTCTGGCCAGCATGCGTGCGGTGCACGTGCGCAACGGCGCCGATGCCGAGATCTACAACATTCAGGGTGCACTCGCCGATCGCGAGAGTGGCCTGGAGTATCTGACGCTGCCGGTTTCGACCGGCACCAACGACGGGCAGTAAGCATGAAGGTCGATATCAAGCTGGACGGCATTGGCGATGTCGTCGGCTTGCTGCAGTCGCTGCCTGCCGAAGTGGTGAGCAAGCGCGGCGGGCCGGTGAAGCTGGCCCTGGCCAAGGGCGCGCGGTTCCTGCGTGACCGGGCCAAGGAGAACCTGCAACGCCAGATCACCGCCGACGGCGACGACAGCACGGGCACCACAGTGAAGGCGGTGATCGCCAGCCGCGGCAAGGCGCCGACCGGCACCAAGGGTGAGCGTCAGCTGGTGCGCGTGCGCCGCGTGTCCTTCGTCAATGCCAAGGGTGCCCGCACCAGCACGCGCCGTGCCGCGCAACTCATGGAATACGGCTCGGCCCTGCAGCCGGCTCGGCCATGGCTGCGGCCGGCCGTGCAGCGCCGAGGTTCGCAGGTGATCGACATCGTCACCGAGGATCTGCTGACGCGACTGGATCGGCTGACGAAGAAGCTGGCCAAGGGCAGGGTGGTGCGCTGATGCTGCCTAAGGTCTATCGAACCATCCACACGCCTGCGGTCGCCGCCATCGTCGACGATCGCATCGGCCGCCACGGCGAGGTGCGGCAGGACGAGCAGCGGCCCTACATCGTCTGGCAGATCGTCACCGGCCTGCCGTACGACACGCTGAGCGAAGCGCCGAGAGGCGACGCGACCAGCGTGCAGATCGACTGCTACCACGCGACCGACGCTGGCATCGAAGAGCTGGCCCTGGCCGTGCGCGCTGCGCTGGACGCGGTGCTGATCGCCAATCGCGTGGTCATCAATAACCGGGACTCGGAAACGAGGCTCTACCGCATCGGCCTTGAGGCCGATTTCATCGACCAGCGCTGATGCCTGGTCGCTTCTACACAGCCGCCCTCGCGCGGCGCACATGAGGATTCAGCCATGACCGAGGGCGTCGTCAAGACCCAGGGCACGCACCTGTTTTTCGTCGATCCGGACGCCGCTGGCGGCCCGGCCATCACCAAGTTCGCATGCCCCACCGGTGCGTCCGGCCTGGGCGGTGCCGCCGACCAGATCGAAGACACCTGCCTCGATGCGACCACGGACCGCACCTATCAGCGCGGCCTCGGCAATCCGGGGCAGGTGTCCATGCCGTTCAACTACATCCCGAGCAACGCATCGCACGATGCTCTGTTCGCGCTGAAGGACAGCGGCAAGGTGGTGGATTGGTACATCGGCCTGAGCGATGGCACTGCCGCCCCGACCCTGAGCGTCGACGACGCGCTGGTGCCGCCGCTGGCCAGCGCTCGCTCCGGGTTCGCGTTCAAGGGCTACGTGGCCGACGTGAACATCGACATCGCGACCAACGAAATCGTGCGCGGCACGGTCACCGTGCAGCGCAGTGGTGGTGTGACCCGTTACGGCAAGCCGCTGGCGGCCTGATCCCAACCTGCAGGGCCGGCCCAGCGCCGGCCCGCTCTCTCTGACCGGAACTGTCTATGACCAATCCCATTCCCACCGCGCCGCCGCTGTTCGATTCATCGCTGTTCGTTTCGCCGGATGTGCAGACGCGTCAGGTGCTGCTGCCCGACGGCAAGGAGCACACGTTCCACATCCGTGAGCAGCAGGCCGGCATCGTGCGCGCTTTCGCCGTTGGCCAGTCCAGCGACGACCCGGAAAAGCAATCCGAATCCATGGCACGCCTGATTGCCAAGGCGATCTGCACGGAGGATGGAAAGCCGGCATTGACGCTGGAGCAGGCGCGCAACCTGAAGATCAGCGTGCAGTACGCGCTCGCCGCCGCAATCAGCGGGGTGCACAGTTACCAGGGAAACGTCAGCTCGCCGAGCGAGGCACCGGAGAGTGGTTCCGATACACCCTCGCTCTAGCGCTGGGAAAGACGCTCACCGAAATTGATGCGATGCCGGAGACAGAGATGGCCGGCTGGCGCACCTACTACACGCTGTATCCCTTCGACGATCTGCACCGGCACCACCGCCCGGCCGCGATCATCGCCGCCTCGATGGGCGGCAAGTTCGAGCAGGTGCTGACCGCACTCGCTCCAACACCCACCGACCCCGAGCTGAGCGACGCGGACCGCGACATGGTGCGCGCGCTCGGCTTCGACCGCTGATAGGACGACCATGGCAACTGCAGGTTCAATCGTCGTTGATCTGCTCATGCGGACAGGCTCCTTCGAGACCGACACCGACCGCGCGAGCAAGCAGGTGCGCAAGTTCGGCAAGGACTCGCAGAGCGCGGCCGTAGATGTGGGCGCTGCTTTCGGCAAGATCGGCGGCGCGGTGGTTGGCGGACTGGCCGTGGCAGGCACTGCGATCCTCAACTGGACGCGGCAGCTGGCAACCGCTTCCGGTGAGATCGAGCGATTTGCCCGGCTGTCCGGCACCAGCGAGCAGACGTTCCAGCGCCTCGCAGCCGGCGCATCGACGGTCGGCATCCAGCAGGACAAGCTGTCCGACATCTTCAAGGACACCCAGGACAAGGTCGGCGACTTCCTGCAAAACGGCGGCGGTGAGCTGCAGGACTTCTTCACCAACATCGCCCCCAAGGTGGGGCTGACCGCCAAGGAGTTCCGTAACCTCAGCGGGCCGGAGGCGCTGGGCAAGTACTACAGCGCGCTCGAGAAGGCTGGCGTGTCGCAGGGCGACATGGTGTTTTACCTGGAGGCGATCGCGAACGACGCGTCGCTGCTGGCCCCGCTGCTCGCCAAAAACGGCGAGGGCTTCCGGAAGTGGGGCGACGAAGCCGAGCGCCTCGGTGTCGTGCTGGATGCGCAGACCACGAAGTCCATCAAGGAGCTGCGTGCCCAGACCGCCGAGATGGATCTGGCGTTCCAGGGCCTGAAGAATCAGGTCGGTGCCGAGCTGTTGCCGCAGGTCAAGGAGCTGACAGCTTTCCTGGGATCGGACAGCACCAAATCAGCCTTCGTCGCGATCACGCAGTTCGTCGGCGGCCTGACGGCCGAGATGGCGAACGGCGTCGTCATGATGGTCAATTACATCGGACGGGTGAAGGAGCTGCGGGCGCTGCAGGGTGCAGATCCTTCGGCCGTAGCCGACGCATCCACCGCCGGTCTGAATGAGCAGCTCGGCGTGGTTTCTGCGCAGCGGCGACTTGTCCAGGCCGTTGAGCCGGAGTCGCTCAAGAAGCAGGAGCAGCTCAACGACCTGCTGCGGCAACAGCTGGCCCTGCAGCGGGAGATCACTAAGCGCAACCGCCCAGAGGTCAAGCTGCTGGAGAACGGCGCGCTGCCGGACGATGCAGCGCTGGTGCGCCCGGCCAAGACGGCGACCTTCGAATACACCGACAAGGAGGCGGGCAAGGCCGCGGCAGAGCTGCAGAAAACCTACACCGCGATGTCGGCGGAACTGGCGAAGCAACTGGCGCTCACCGGCCAGAACACCGAATACGCCAAGGTGCTGTACGAGCTCCAGAGCGGATCACTCAAGGGCATCACCGGCGCGCAGGCGCAGAGCTTGCTGCAGTTGGCCGAGATCAAGGACGTCAACGAGGACATCGCAGCGATCTATGGCGCGACCGATGAAAAGGTCAACACCTACCTGGCGAGCCTGGAGCGCGAACTGGCGCTGCACGGGCAGATCGGCGAGGCCGTCAAGGTTGCCTACGACATCCGCACCGGCGCGTTCGGCGCGCTGAGCGAGGAGCAGGCGCGTCTGCTGGAGAGCTATGCGCAGACCAAGGACGCCATGGACGACTACGCCGCGATCTATGACGAGAGCTACGAAGCGATGATCGCCAAGACCAAGGAAGGCAGCGACATGATGAAGGAGTTCGGATTGGAGGCCGCCCGAAGCATGCAGGGCGCTTTCTCCGACTTCCTGTTCGATCCGTTCCAGGAAGGACTGGGCGGCATGGTGAAGGGCTTCGCCAAGACCATCCAGCGCATGCTTGCGGATCTTGCATCATCCCAGCTCCTCAAGGCGCTCGGCACTATGGCGGCGAGCTCCGGCAATAGCTGGGTGGCGGCGATCGGCGGCGCGCTGGCCGGCTCTCGAGCGGGTGGCGGTCCGGTCGCCGCCGGCGCGCTGTACGAGGTGGGGGAGGGGGGCCGGCCGGAGATGTACGAGGCCGGCGGCAAGACCTACATGATCCCCGGCAATCAGGGCGGTCGTGTGGTGCCGATCACCGCAGGCCGGCCAGTGGCAGATGCAGCCACCGGTGTTGCCGGCGGCGTGAGCCTGCACATCAGCAATGTCATCCAGAACGATGGGACTTCCAGCACCAGCACGCAGGGCGACGAGAACGACATGCTGCGCGCACTGAACCAGATGATTCAGCCAATGGTCCTGGGCGTGCTTCAGCAGCAGATGCGCCCCGGCGGGCTGTTCGCACCAGGTGGCGCCCGTGGCTGACGTCTTCGCCTGGCCGGTTCGCACAGAAGCCGCTGGCACCGTCACGCTGGCGGTGCGCTCTGCACAGTTTGGGGACGGCTACCGGCAAACATCACCGGACGGAATCAACCCGAAGCGGCAGAGCTGGAACATCTCGCGCGTCGGAAAGGAGGAGCTGATCAAGCAGATCATCGCGTTCCTCGACGCGCATGCCGGTCGGTCCTTTCTGTGGACGCCACCGCTGTCCGTGCAGGGCTATTACCAGTGCGCCGGCTACAACCCGGTCGCCCACGGTGGCGGCAACTACACGTTGACCGCCACCTTCGAACAACACTTTCAGCCATAAGGGACGCACATGGCCCGCCAAGTCATTGACCTCGACACTCCTCAATCCGGAGGCGGCAGAGGTGATTCACCACGCACGGCTTTCACCAAAGTCAACGACAACTTCATCGAGCTATACAGCCTCGACATGACGTTTTCGGGTGCCAAGACATTCGCCGGGGTGGTGACCGTCAACAATGCGATCGGCTTCAGCAATTACCTTGACGGAAAGACCACTACGTCTATCTTGGCAGCGCAGCCGAATGGCGCAATCTTCCTTCGGCCGAACGGGATAGTGGACACAGCCGGTCAACTTCGCATTTCGAGTGATGGAACCATGGTGTCCAGTAAGGACATCAACTCAGGCGGAAGCCTGACCCTAAGGGGTACCGTTTACACGACCGTCGACAACACCTATTCGTGTGGCAACTCCAGCTTCCGCTGGTCGGTTGTGTACGCGGCCACTGGTGCTATCAACACCTCGGACGCGCGCGAGAAAACAGAGGTCGTGCCTTTGTCGGCGGCGGAACTACGCGCAGCGCGTCAACTTGCGCGCGAGCTGGGCACGTACCAGTGGCTCGCCAGCCTGGATGCGAAGGCTGGAGAGGCTCGCCACCACGTCGGCATGACCGTGCAGCGTGCGATCGATGTTCTAGCCGGTGAAGGGCTCGATCCTCTCCGATACGGGTTCATCTGCTACGACCAATGGGATGCCACCGAGGCGGTCGTTGAAACGTGGGAAGCTGTGGTCGACGATCAAGGAGTCGTGTTGGCGCCGGGCGGATCGCGGGAAGTGGTTCCGGCACTGCCGGCCGGGGACCGATTTAGCTTTCGATCCGATCAGCTCGCGTTCTTCGTTGCGCGCGGCTTGGCGGCCGAGCTCGATGAGCAAGCCGCGCGGTTGGCTGCCCTGGAAGCCGCGCGCTGATGGGTCTGCTGGCGGACATTCAGACACTGGAGCCTGGTGCACGGGTAACCGTGTTCGAGCTGGATGCGACTTCGTTGGGCGCTGACTCTCTGCTGTTCCATGCTCACCTCCAGAGCACCCCGATCGTGTGGCAGGAGCAGGTCTACGATCCCTGGCCGGTGGAGGCTACCGGCTTCGAGCGCACCAGCGATCAGCCGCCGAACCCGCGCCTGCGCGTCGGCAACATCGACGGCACCATCACCGCACTGTGCCTGCTGTTCGATGACCTGGTCGGCGCGCGCCTCATCCGTCGGCAGACGCTGGCCAAGTACCTCGACCCCGTCAACTTCGCTGGCGGAAACCCAACCGCTGATCCGGAAGAGCACTTCCCCGACGAGATCTGGTTCATCGAGCGCAAGGTCAGCGAAGACGACACGCAGGTCGAGTTCGAGCTGGCCACCGCGGCCGACCTCAACGGCGAGCAGCTGCCCGGCCGCCAGATCATCGCCAACACCTGCAGCTGGATCATCCGGGGTGGCTACCGCGGCCCGTACTGTGGGTATAACGGCCCGCCGGTGGCCGACATCAATGACAACCCGGTGAGCGATCCGTCGCTCGATGTCTGCGGCGGCAAGGTGCGGTCCTGCAAGTTGCGCTTTGGCGCGAACAATCCGCTGCCTTATGGCGGTTTCCCCGCCGCCGGCCTGCTGCGCACGTAGCGCGCGGCCGACCATCCATCACTCCAAGGCCCGCCATGTGCGGGCCTTTTCTATGGGCGACCACATGGAACACGCAACTCTTCTGGCCATCCAGGCGCATGCCGCCGCTGAGTACCCTCGCGAGTGCTGCGGGCTGATCGTGCTCTCGGACACCGGTGAGCAGTACCGGCAGTGTCGCAACTTGGCGGCCACGCCCAGCGAGCACTTCATCCTGCCGGCTGAGGATTACGCCGCCGCGGAGGATGCTGGCCAGGTCGTGGCGCTGGTGCACAGCCATCCGAATGCGTCCGCGCATGCTTCGGATGCAGACAAGGCGATGTGCGAAGCCAGCGGGCTGACCTGGCACATCATCAGCGTTGGACAGGTCGATGGCGCGGCGGAGTGCGGCGAGGTGCAGACCATCCAGCCGAGCGGCTACGTGGCGCCATTGGTGGGCCGCCAATTCGCCCACGGCGTGCTCGACTGCTACACGCTGGTGCGCGACTTCTATGCCCGCGAGATGGGAATCGAGCTGTCGCAGTACGAGCGCGCCGACGAGTGGTGGAACAACGGTGGTGATCTCTACTCGCTGGAGCGGCTGCAGGCTGAGGGCTTCTCCGAGATTCAGGGCGACCCGCAGCGCGGCGACATGATCGTGATGCAAATCCGAGCGGAGGTGCCGAACCATGCCGGCGTGTACCTGGGCGAGGGCCAGATGCTGCACCACCTCGCAGACCGGCTGTCGGCACGCGTGCCTTACGGCGGCTACTGGGCCGACCGCACCGTCCGTGTCGTGCGCCACAGGCTCGCTGCCGGCGGTGCGGCATGAGCATGCATGCAGTCCCCAAGGTCCGTGTGGTGCGGCTGTACGGCGTGCTGCGTGCCAAATTCGGCAAGGAGTTCCGGCTGGCAGTGGCATCGCCGGCCGAGGCGATCCGCGCGCTGTCGGTGCAGCTGCCAGGATTTCAGGCATTCCTCATGGGGGCTAAGGACCTCGGCCTAACATTTGCTGTGTTCAATGGCCAACGCAACCTTTCAAAAGAGCAGTTGCACGACCCGCCCGGCGCCGACGCCATCCGTATCGCGCCAGTGCTGCAGGGCTCAAAGCGCGGCGGCGTACTGCAGACGATCCTCGGTGCGGTTCTGGTTGTTGTCGGGGTTGTCCTCAGCGCCAACGGCCTTGGCGTCATCGGCGTCCCGCTGACAAATGCGGGTATTGCGATGGTGATCGGCGGTGTCGTGCAGATGTTGTCGCCGACACAGAAAGGCCTTGGCACACAGGACAGCCCGGATAACCGCCCCAGCTACGCATTCAACGGGCCGGTTAACGTGCAGGCGCAAGGTAATCCTGTGCCACTTGCTTACGGTCGCTGCTGGATCGGATCGGCCGTCATCAGCGGTGGCATTTTCGCCGAGGATCAGCAGTGAGCGGCGAATCGCAGGAGCGCGCACCAGCGCTACACGGTGCCAAAAAAGGAGCCAGCTCTGCCCGCACCCCGGTGGAAACGCCCGACAGCCTGCAATCGATCGCCTACGCAAAAATCATTGACCTTTGGAGCGAGGGCGAGGTCAAGGGGCTGATCAATGGTGCGAGGTCGGTATTTCTCGATGGCACGCCACTGCAATCTGAGGACGGTTCCTTCAATTTCCAGGGCGTTCGCTTTGAGACGCGTACCGGAACCCAGGACCAGGAGCACTTAGCCGGCTTTCCAAGCGTTGAGAACGAGAACTCCGTAAACGTCGAGCTGCGCAGCGGTCAGCCAGTCGTGCGGAGCTTCACCAATCCAGATCTGTCCGCGATTCGCGTGCGTCTCGCGGTGCAGGCGTTGCAGAAGACCAACACCACAAACGGCGACATTGAGGGCCACAGCGTCAGCTACGCGATCGACGTGGCCACCGACGGCGGCGCCTTCAATACGGTGATCTCCAATGCCTTCACCGGCAAGACCACCACGCTGTACGAGCGCAGCCACCGCGTCGACCTGCCTGAGGGTAGCCAGTGGCAGATTCGCGTCCGCCGCCTGACGCCCAACGCCAATAGCGCGACCATCGCAGACACCACGCTGGTGCAGTCGATGACAGAAATCATCGACGCAAAGCTGCGTTACCCCAACTGCGCGCTCGGCGCGCTGGAGGTCGACGCCAGCCAGTTTGATGCGATCCCATCGCGTGCCTATTACGGCGAGTGGTTGATTGTCTCCGTGCCCAGCAATTACGACCCTGAAGCGCGGACGTATACCGGCATCTGGGATGGCACCTTCAAGCCGGCCTTTACGAGAAACCCTGCATGGGTCTTCTACGACATCGTGACCAAGGACCGATACGGCTTGGGCCACCGCATTCCGGCCGCTTGGGTTGATCGCTGGCGTCTGTATCAGATTGCCCAGTATTGCGATCAGATGGTGAGCGACGGCATGGGCGGGCAGGAGCCTCGCTTCACCTGCGATCTCTACCTGCAGACCAGGCAGGACGCCTACAAGATGCTGCAGGACATGGCGGCCGTGTTCCGCGGCATCACCTACTACGCCGCCGGGCAGGTGCTGGCCTCGGCAGACATGCCGCAAGACCCGGTCTACCCGTTCAACCAGGCCAACGTCATCAATGGTCGGTTCACCTATTCGGGCTCTGCGCGCAAGGTGCGCCACACCGTGGCGCTGGTGTCGTGGAACGACCCGGATGACTTCGGCCGCGCCAAGGTGGAGACGGTCGAGTACCGCCCCGGAATCGCGCGCTACGGCATTCAGCAGGTCGAAGTGGCGGCAATGGGGTGCACGTCGCGCGCACAGGCGCAGCGCATTGGCCTGCACATTCTCTACACCGAGAACCTGGAGACGGAGACCGTCACGTTTGGTGTCGGCCTTGAGGGCGTCGTGCCGCAGCCCGGCGACATCATCGAGGTGGCCGACCCCAAGCGTGCGGGCCGCCGCAATGGCGGGCGCATCAAGGGAGCCAGCCTGCAATCTGTGGATCTGGATCTGGTGCCGCCCGGCCTGAGCGCCGGCGATACCATCCGCGTGCTGGGCAGCAACGGCCGCAGCCAGGCGCGCACGATCAGCGGCATCGCCGGCTCGACGGTATCGGTGTCGGCGCCATGGGCCACCGTGCCGGTCGCGACGTCGGTATGGGCGGTCTCCACCGCCGAGCTGGCGCTGCAGACCTTCCGGGTGCTTGCCGTCACCGAGGGCGACGGGGCCGAGAACGCCATCACCTACCAGATCACTGCGCTCGAACACGTGCCGCAGAAGTTCGCCGCGATCGACGACGGCGCGCGCATCGAGCTGCCACCGATCAGCATCATCCCACCGAGCGTGCAGCCGCCACCGACGAACGTGCGGCTGTCTTCTAACAGCTTCGTGGAGCAGGGCATCGCGCGGCACGTGCTTACGATCGCCTGGGATCCGGCGGACAAGGCCATCGCGTACGACGTCGAGTGGCGACGCGACGATATGGCTTGGGTCAAGGCGGGTCGTGCTACCACCACCAATCTGGACGTGCGCGGCATCTACGCCGGGCAATACCTGGCGCGCGTGCGCGCAGTCAATGCGCTCAACGCGGTGTCTATGCCAGCGCTGTCGGCGCTGACCGAGATCACAGGCAAGACCGAGCCGCCGCCGTCGTTGGCCAGCCTCACCGCCGCAGGCATCATCTTCGGGATCGAGCTTTCTTGGTCGTTCCCAGAAGGGGCTACCGATACCCAGCGTACGGAGATCTGGTACAGCCCGGCCAATAATCTCGCTGGCGCGATCAAGCTAGGCGACTTTGCTTATCCGCAGGCGCGGCATTCCATGCTTGGCCTGGCCGCCGGCGCGCGCTTCTTCTTCTGGGGCCGTCTGGTGGATCGCAGCGGCAACATCGGGCCGTGGTATCCGCTGGCCAATGGCGTCATGGGTGAGAGCAGCACGGACGCGACGGCCATCCTGGAGTATTTGTCCGGGCAGATCGGCCTCAGCGAGCTATCTCAGCAATTGCGCACGCAGATCGAGTCCATCGCTGATTTGGTGCCGCTGGTGTGGGACGCAGGTGCAACCTACTCCAGCGGGCAGACCGTCGTGCATGACGGCACGATTTGGAGCTGGAGCGGTAGCTCGCCAGGCAACGAAGAGCCACCAGGCACGCAGTGGAAAAATGTCGGAACGGCAGTCGAGGAAGCGGGTGCGATCGTAGGTCGCCTCCAAGACCTGGAACTCAAGGTCAACGATCCGACCACCGGCTTGGCCGCCATCGGCACCCAAACGCAGGGCCTTGTCGCGCGCTTCAGTCCTTGGTTTGCGGGCGACACTACTGGCGGTGCCGGAGACCTGCCGGGCTACGCCGGGACGGTCACGGTGGATTCGGTGATCGCCAGCGGCGATTACGTGCAGGCCAAGCGCATCGATACGGTGCAAGCCTCGCTCGGGCAGACAGCGGCCAGTGTCGAGCAGGTTTCGCAAAGTGTGGTGTCGCTCAACGGCAAGGTCTCTGCCACCTACACGGTGCGGGCGCAGATCACCAGCGCCGGTCAGATTTACCTGGCCGGTATGGGCGTCGGCGTCGAGCAGCAGGCGGACGGCAGCTATCAGAGCCAGATCCTGATGCAGGCCGACCGCTTTGCGGTGATCAACGTCGCGAACAACGCTGTGACGTCTCCTTTCGTGATCCAGGGCGGCCAGACCTTTATCAACCAGGCTCTGATCGGCAACGCGTGGATCACCAACGCAATGATCGGCGACACCATTCAGTCCAATGGCGTAGGCGCCAACGGGCAGCCGCGCTGGAAGCTGGACAAGAACGGCACGCTGTCGATGAACGGCGCGAACAACGGCGGCTTCATGACGCTCAACGAGCAGGCACTGCGATTCTGGAATGCGGCCGGCACAGTGGCGTTGTTCGAAGCAGGGGAACTGCTCTGATGGCACGTGGCATTCGGCAGCGCGATCTCGCGGGCAATATCCTGATCGACATCTCCACCCGCATGCCGAGCAAGTTTGGCGCGGTCTCGATTGCCGCGGGGTCAAGCGGCTCTGTGTCCGTGCCGACGTTGGGCACCAACGAGATCTACTACTGGTTTTCAGCCAGCAGCAGCGCCGACCTGGCTCAGTCGCCGCTTTTCACCGTTGACGAGCAGGCGGCCGCGATCAGCTGGAGCTACGGTGGTGGCAGCAACATGGGCACGCAAGTCGGTGGCGTGCTCACCTACGGGAGGTACTGATGGCCATCGGCGTCAGAATCCGGCCCGAGGGCGGCAATATCATCCAGATCGATGACAGCTACGAGAACCTGGCCCTCAAGCAGAAGGGCACCGTCACTGCGGCCGGTCTCGACCCAGCCAACCCCAACAGCGGCCGCGGTTTCGCCACGGTCACCGTGGGCGGGGGCAATGCGCCACTGGTTGCAGTGACATGCTCATCGTTCGTTGGTTTGCGTCGGCGCGCGCAGAGCGGCAGCACGTTCACGTTCGATCTGGTTTGCGAATCCGCCAACGTCCCAATCGACTACTACGTGTTCGACACGACGGACGTGGCACAGATGGCCTTCGTCATGAGCAAGGGCGTACGCTTCCGCAACGCGGCAAGCGGAAAGGTGGCGTTCGACAGCCGCTACAAGTACATGCGGGTGATCGGTCGGATGCGCACCACCGCCGGCACCAGCCAAGTCGACTTCCCGACACAGGCCGATGGAGTAGCGATAGCACTTGGGCACACCGGTGCATCGTTCACCATCGTGAGCGGGATGATCGGCGGTGGTGGCGGCGGACCTGGCGGGGGCTGGGTGATGGATAGGCTCGGTTACGTCGCGGGTGTCCGCTATCGCCCAGGCGTTGCTTCTGCCCTGGGCATCAATACCTTCTACGTGCACGAGCAGGGAACGGGGACACAGCCGCCGGCACCCTCCGGCACATACGGGACCATGCAGGTCGATTGCCTGCTGCTCAACGTCCGCAATTACTGAGCCGGCGCGCCGGCCACGCGGCGCACGCTTGTGCGGTCTTGAAACTTGATTGACCACGGTGTGACCAGGTAGCCGGGACGGAACCGGTTGGCGATCGAGAAGTGGTCGGCGCGCGCGTCCTTGGCGATGCCGTTCACCAGCACATACGGCGCGGCGGTCTTCGGCACGCGGCAGTCGTCGGGATAGCCATCGGTCTTAAGTGCCACGGTGTAGGGGCCGCTACCCAGGATCTCGCCGCAAACCACGGCGCGGGCGCCGACCGATGCGGCGCGGGCGCGCGGCGCGATGCGGATGACAAAGGCGTCCAGCGTCTCGCCGCTGGCCGACGTTTCCTGGTACAGCTGGGCGGTGCGGCCAAACTGACTGGTTTCGCCGGCAGCGGCGGGGGTGGCGACGCCAATAAGAGCGGCGGCGGCGGCGATCAGAAGTGCGTGCATTACGTTCTCCGAATGTGCTGCGCCGGTCACTGCCGACGGCCCGAGGTCATCTCGGCACAAGGCCAAGATGCATGGCCAGCACACGCAAAAAAACGTTCATTTGAGCTATGCCTGTACGGCGTGCCAGGTCGGAGAAATCCGACGCGGCTGTGCGGGCCATGCCGATATGGTGAATCCCATATCGCTGCCAATCTTCAGTTGCCGGACCCGGGACCGCTGGTCGCTCAACCTGGGAGCGCCTGAGCAGCGCCAAGCCGGCACCCTAGACGTAGCCTTGAAGGTCGTCGTGTGTGAGCACGCCCAGACGACGGCCCCAGGACGTGACCAGCTCGACAATCACCGTTCCCTCGGCAGGGAACGCATACAGCAGCTCCGCTTCGAACTGGTCGAGCACTTCCAGCGGCTCGGAAGCGCACGCCAGCCGCTGCTGCAGCTGTTCGAAGAGGCTGGGAGTGGTGGTGTCCATGCGTGCAGTCTACGGCCACCTGTCTCACGCCCTGAGACGGCCGTGCCGATACTGCGGGCATGGACAGAGCCCAACTCCGAACCCATCTCGAAAATCTCGATGCCGCGGTGCCGGCGCTGTTGAAGAGCAGCCCCGACCGTTGCCACTTCTGGCAGGCCTTTGCCGGCATGGCGGACGTCATTGAGGACGGCGCCATCACGGGCGAGGATGCCCAATTCGTCTCCCGGCGGCTCGATGAGATCTTGGCCTGGCATGGCCTCCAAGATACCGACCGCGACTGTTGAGAGGCGGCCATGTGTTACTCCGCGCTGATCCGAGCCGAGTTCAAAGAGTTCCAGCGAGCGTTCGGCGCCGTGATGGACATCGAGACCTACGTGAAAACCTTCTGGTGGGGCGAGGGAGCCCAGGCGCGGCGGATCAAGGCGCCACGTGCAATGGTGCGTGAGCTGCTGGAGATCGGCCCCCCCGAGCTGCAGGAGAACCTGCGCGCGGCGGACGCGGCCGAGGCAGACACGCTCACCCGTGAGATCTTCGACCAGAAGCGCCGTGTCGGCGATGCCGAGCGGGCGCTGCAGGTCAGGGAGACGAAGAAGGCACGCGAGGACGTGCGCATCGGCACGAACAAGATCCAGCAGGCCCAGCGGCGCCTCGATACGCTCAAGGGCACGCGCGGTCAGGACGACAGCCGGATATTCCCGGGCGTCTATTGCCCTGTGCTGGTTGTCGAGAACGGCCAGCGTATCGTCAAGCCGATGCGCTACCAGTGCCGCCCGGCCGGCACGCCGGCAATGTACGACCGGAAATTTCCCGGTACCTACAACGCCCGCCGCGACAACCTGGAAGGGTTCTGGCGCCGGCAGTTCGGCTACACCCACGGGCTGATGGTGGCTGACCGGTTCTACGAGAACGTCGAAGGCCCAGACGGGCAGAACCAGCGCATCGAGTTCGTGCCGCGCACAGGCGAGCCGATGCTGGTGGCGTGCCTGTGGTCGCACTGGCGCGATCCCGCAGGCATCGAACCCGACCTGCTGTCGTTCGCGGCGATCACCGACGAGCCGGAGCCCGAGGTCGCCGCCGCCGGTCATGACCGGACGATCATCAACATCAAGCCCGAGCACGTCGACGCCTGGCTCAATCCGGATCCGCGTAACCTGGATGCGCTGTACGCCATCTTCGACGACAAGCGGCACCCGTTCTACGAGCACCGGCTTGCTGCATGAATGCGGCCGACCACAGCGTTCCGGTTTCGCCCATCGAGGCTATGCAGTGGCGGCGGTCGGATGAGTGGTTGGAGCTCTTCTATCTGGGCTCGCCTGTGATCAAGATCCATGCAGAGGAGGACGGTTCCTTCCTTATCCGGACGCGGGCATACAGCGAGGGGCCAACCGTGAAACGGTACATGGCGACTGAAGCCGGCGCCCTTCGCTATGCGAACGCTTGGCTATTGAAGTGGCATGGCCTGGCGAAGACAGAGATCGACAACAAGGTTAAATCGGCACAGCTGCAGATGGCGGCCGCAGAGGCGGCCCGTGCCGCGTACCCCGACCTGCCGCCAGCGACCTTCACCAAGCGCCGGCGCCGGCGCTAACCACCGCAGTCTGCGTATTCTGCGCCGGTTGCCGAGAGCTTGCTGAGTAGATGCTTCCAGGCCACCGTGCTTTGTCGTCTGGGTTGATTCGTCGTGCTTTGCGCACACCGGGAAGTCCTGTGCGCGCAGCGATCCAGCGCTCAGCAAAGCGCATGCCCTGTCGTAGGCTTCCCTGGTGTGATGCCTTGATGGTGCAGCCCCGCCAGCACAGCCATACCTGCCCCGGAGTCACGTGGGCCACGGATCCGTAGTTGAAGTGCATCAGCGCCTCGTCGGCGGACACATGGACCCAGCGGCAGGCAGGAGGAAGGGGCGGCGGCATACTGTCAGCATGCCGCCCGTCGGTTTCAGAATCTGAGAACGGGCCAGGCGCCTCACCCTTTAGCTGCGCGGCCGAGCAGGTAGTCGGCCCAGGTCTGCATCAGCAACCGCCTCTTATCGATCAGTGCGCCGCGCCGGTAAGCGGCCTCGGCCTTGTTGCGTATCGCGTGCGCCAGCGCCATCTCCACCACTTCACCGGGCGTGTCCTGCGTCTCGGCTGCCCAATCGCGGAAGCACGACCGGAAACCATGCACGGTGAATGGCAGGCCGAAGCCCTTGGGCGCCGGCTTCTGGACCAGGTACAGCATGGTGTTCTCGGACATCGCGAACGGCGGCAGCTTGCGATCCAGACCGCGCAGGATCGTCAGTGCGGCGGTCGACAGCGGCACGAAGTGGTCACGGCCGCCCTTCATGCGCTCGGCCGGGATAGACCAGATGCCGGCGGCCAGGTCGAACTCATCCCAGCTCGATCCGGTCACCTCTTCAGTCCGCGCCGCGGTGAGGATGGTGAACTGAAGCGCGCGCCGGCTACGGGCGTCGCGCTCGCGTAGCCTGGCCATGAACGCCGGCGCATCTCCGTAGGGCATCGCCGCGTGGTGCTGGGGCTTGCGCACCTTGCTCGGCCTGGGCAGCAGATTGTCCAGGTGTCCGCGCCAGCGCGCCGGGTTGTCGCCCTGGCGGTGGCCATGCACCTTCGCCCAGTCGAGCACGCGCTCGATGCGCGCGCGCAGGCGCGACGCGGTCTCGGTCTTCGTGGTCCAGATCTGCCGCAGGCAGGCCATCACGTGCGCCGTGTCGATATCCGCCACCGGCATGTCCCGTGCCGGCCCGTGGTCGCGCAGCGACTGCGTCCACTGCTCAGCCTGGGCGTCGTTCTTCCAGCCGGCCTTCTGGCTTTCGATGAGCGCATCCGCGCACTCGCCGAACGTCAGGCCGATCGACCTGGCTTGCACGCGCGCGGTGATGGGGTCGCGGCCTTCCAGCAGCGTGCGCCGGTGCTCGACGACAGCGCGCCGCGCTTCTTGCAGACTGACCAGAGCGGTGGAGCCCAGTCCCAT